CCATGCTCAGCATTGAAGGCGACTCGGTGCAGTTCGTTGACCGCGAGTATCCCGAAGCTATGCTGTCCATGTACGCGAGCGCCATCCGGTCCCACGCCGACGTGCGCAGTCACATCGAATGGCATCGCGAACAGCGCCGGCGCAAAGACTGGGAACTTCACCAGTGGCCGGGGCTTCGCTCGCAGACTTCAGCAGCAGTGAAGGCCGCTGGACCCGTGGCCGAATAGCAAGTACAAAACGAAAATCAGAATCACCACGCCGACGATGCCGATGCTGCCGCCAGCGCCCCAGCGGTTATATCCGTAGTAGCCACCGCCACCGCCGAAAAGCAAAACCAGAATGATGATCAGAAGTAGCATGTGGATCTCCTTTTAACCAGGTGCCACTGGCGGTGGCGCTGGATTTGTCTTTTCAGCAAGGGCGACCTTTTTGTCTGCGTCCGTTTGAATCGCAAGTTTTTCCGCATCGGTCTGCTGCTGTTTGATGGTTTCGTTTAACGCCCTCACCATCCCGTTGGTGTGGTTTTCGATGGTGCCGAGTTTTTCATCTGCGGATTTGTTGTGCTGGTCCTGTTTGGTCGCCTGAATTTCCTGCTTCACCTTAATCCATCCGGCCAGAGCCGTGAGCAGCGCGACGAAAGCGTAGACCAGAGCTTGCCCCGCCACGGTGTTGATAAAGGAAACTGGTTGCTGGAAAACGACCATGGGCCTGATGCTCCTTTGAAGTTGGTGGATTAGGTGGTCGGTTTCTCGCGAACGGTGACCGCTGACGCCGGCGTCGCGTTGGTGTTCGGCGTGCCGGGATTCTGAATCGCTTGCGCTTCGTTCGACTTCGCCGACTCGGCCACTGTGGTCACTTGAATGAAAAAAGTGCGCGGAAGTTTGCTGGTGTTCAGCGGCACGGTGGTGGACCAGCACAACGCGTTCGGCGGTGGCCCGGGATTGAGCGGCGGCGTGTACACCGGGCACTTCAGCTGCGCCACAGGAAAGCAATCCGACTTCGTTTCTTTGCCGCTGATCTGGCTGCGGTAGATGCAGTACGACAACACGTTCGGCGACGTGGACGGCAGCCAGTAAGCGATCAGCGTGTTGCTGTTCAGGACCACGGCCGCGCCGTTGGCCGGCTGCGTCTGCTGCATCGTCGGGACTATCGGCGCGACTGGATGCGTGGCTGCGATGGCTGCAGTGATTAAAAACGCGATCAACAAACAGATGGAAAAACCGCTAATTTTTCTCATTCGAATTTCCCCCTTACTCCTTCGGAGTCTTCCAACGGAGTTAAAGCCGGAATCGGCCGGTAAAAAAAGGCCCGCGGAAGCGAATACGGCCGCAGTCCTAACTTCCTGTAAAGCGCCGCGACGTGGAACTTCACCGTGCGCTCGGTGATCTTTAGTTCGGCCGAGATTTCCTTGTTGGTCTTCCCCTGCTGCAGGCAGATATAAACTTCGTCCTGCCGGGGCGTGAACATTTCAATTCGACGCCGGTGTGCAGTGCCAGTTGACCACGTCGCCAGCGTTGCCGTTCATGCTGACCGAAGTGGTGGTCACGGCATCGATTTCCACGCCGTTGGTGGTGGACGCTGAAGTCGCTGTGCAGATGGGCGCCACAATGTACGGGGTGTTGAACGTGTGCGTCACGAGGCCGCCGGTCATGGTGAGTTGGCCGGCCGACACCACCGCCGCCAGCGTCACCTGATAGGAAAAACCTGAAGATCCGGAGCCTGTGACTGTGACGGTGTACTGGCCGGGCAGCGCAAAAAACTGGTAATTGCCGTTGGCGTCCGCGAGGCCGGTGAATGGCGACGTCAGCGTGCTGTTGGCATAGATCGAACTCGCAAGCGCCGGCGCGCAGGGAATGCCAGCAGCGTTTGCGCCGCAGACCGTGATGGTCGCCAAGGGCATCGGTCGCGATGTGCCGTTGACTGTGGTGAGCGCGACTTGTGCCGGCGAAGCGACGCCCTGGCCGCGGGCGGCCGCCGGAATAAAAAGCAGGATAAAAAGTGCGATTTTTCGCATGTTCGCTCCCCTTAGAAGCAAAACCCCTGTACTGGAACCCCGGCACCAGGTGTCGCGAAGTTCATGGACACGTGCGCGGTGGTGACGCCGGTTAAGGTGACCGAGTTTCCAAAAAATCCAGTGAGCACACATACCGGCGTAGTCGTGAATGCAGTTCCGAAATTCACCTGGCAGGAAGACACACTCCCCGAACCGCCGTTTACGGTAAAAGCGTTATCCGTGCCGCCGACCGCCGCACCCGTTCCGCAGAGGCTCACGGTGGGCGTGCCGGTGAGAAACAGCGCGTGGTTGTTATAGGTCTGCGGGGGAGCGGTTGCGCCAACGATTTGTGAACCGTTGTATTTGAGATAGGTGAGGCCGCCGATGGTTGAAGGCGGCGTACTAGAAAACGGGATAGCGGTCGCGCCGAAGTGCACCTGGGTGACTTGGTCCGATGTGTTGATGTCCACACCGGAAGCCACCATCTGCGCGGGCGTTCCGCCATTGTTTGACATCATCCACCGGTGGGCAGACGAGTCCGCCCAGACGCAATCGAATCCCGCCGTCACGCAGCTGCCCGCAATCGAAGAAACTTCGGGGAAGATCAGCGACCCGCCCACCCAGGTCAGCAGGTCGTTGGAGTTCTTAGAAAAGCACAGGTTGGTGGTGCCCGACTGGTTGCGCCAACAAATCGAATCTGAGGAAGCCAGGCGCAGCGCGCCGGTAGTGGCTGGCGGACTGGTGCCAGAGATAAACGTACCGGTAAAGCTTCCGCCACCGCCGCCTGAGCCGCTGGTTCCGCCGCCTGGCACCTGATCAATGGAAAACAAGACGTCCGAGGGGGCACAGACCGGACCATCGTTTTGCAAGCATAAAACTAGCTTGAAGTAGGCACCGACAGACAGCCAAATCGTGGCTCGGCCACCAGTGGAAAACGGTACGGGGTTGGGGTTTTGAACTGTCCCCGTGTAGTCGGTGTAGCTGACGGCCTGTGTCGTAGTTCCCGCCTGAAAAACATACAGAACTCCGTTGGTCAAGGGGACGCCCGTATTGCTCAGGAACTGGATGCTTCCCACCCCACCAATCGGAGCCACCGACTGCGCGACCGTCGACCCACAAAACGCCAGAACTAAGGCCAAGATGCCTAATGAGTAACGAAACTTCCGTACCATTGAACGCTCCGCTGTAAGAGCCCAAAGTAGACACATGAACAAAAAGTTAGTCACAGGGGTACTCCAATGATTCGCCGAATTTTAATCGCGCTCACGGTTCTATGGTCGCTGTGGTGTCTCGTTTTGATGACCGGCGTTAAGAACGCTGAAGGCCGCCGTGAATGCTTCATTCTGATCGCCGGTGGATGGGTGTTGTGCACAGTACTCTGCGTTCTGTGGCGATTTATCACGGGTGCGCCATCTGCGAAAGCGGCGCAGTCTTAGCCATCTTCACGATTTCCGCCGGTGTGTGGCCTTTAGCCAGAAGTTTCTTGAAAGCTTGTTCGCGACCGATTGAACCTTCCCCCGCAAACTTCGAGTTGGACACCGTGGTCTGTCCCATGTCTTCGCCAGAATTGATCAGTGCCTGTCGCAAATCCACGCGTGTTAGGTCATGAATCGCCTTCAGTGTGTGTTCGTCTTCACCGGCCGCATCAACGATGTCCTCACCGTTGGCGTGGACCATCTGCCGCATGCCCGCGTTCGGATAGAGTCTTTCAAGGCGAGCTTTGGCAGATTCTCCTTCTTCCGAGCCACCCATTTGCTTTTCTACTTGGTCGGTAATTGTTGCGGGCAGCTTTTCTGGAGCGACGGTACGCGGCGCAGTTCGCGTTGCAACATCGCTGCCGGGCGTGCCGCGGGTAAGTTGCTGGCGCAGCGCTTTGGTCTTATCCAGCGGCTGCGCCGCGTTCGTGGCTGCGTCCACGATTTCGTTGACGGTCTTCTTCGGCGCTGCAGCGGCTGCGGCCGGCGCTTCTTCCGTTCCAGCTGTAAGCAGTCCCGCCGGCGGCCGCACTAGCACAGCGCCTTCCGGAAGCGCGATCTTTCCCGTGGTCGGCGTTGCCTTCACAGGTGCAGCTGCAGCCGGCGCGCCGACTCGTTCTGGCAGAATTTCACCAGGTCCGCGGCGAATGCTTGGCGGTGGCTTCGGTTTGCCCACACCTTCAAATGGAGTGATCGCCTTTTCCGCTTCCGAAGTGTCGAAGGCGTCGGCCGGAAGATCGATCTTTCCAATATCGGCGAGCTTGACCACCTTCTTCGCGGTTTTGTAGCCAGGAACTTCATCGAGCACGGCATCGGTCGCCATTTTCGCCGCAGCGCGCACGGTAGGCGACTTCGCTACGTTCACGGCCGCATCTTCTAGCGCCGCGCCGGACGCTGCACCGCCAGGCGCGCCAGCGACCACCTGCGTCACCGGATTATTGACGATGCCGGTGTCGGTTCCGAGCGGTTTGCCGGCCGATTTCCCACCGAACAGAAGTTCTTTCGTGCCGCGCGCGAGATCTCCCATCTGCGCCAGCACCGGGTGTTCGCTGCGACCAGATTGGGTGAGGTCTTGTACTTTTTGAAGCGCATCAAGCGGGTGAATTCCACCGGCCGCGTTCCCGGCGTCGTTCGGGTCTGTGCTGTCTGCGGCTGGCGCGCTGATTGTCGCAGTTGGCGCCTTCAAGCCGGGCACGCTTCCGGACACCAACTTCGCGCCTGGTGGAAGCTTCGGTACGTACGGCAGCGTTCCGCTTACGAGTGTCGCGCCTGGCGGCAGTCCCATTTTAGGAAGGTGCCTTCACTAGCGTGTAGTTCTTCATGTCGGCCGTGTCGCCCGAGCCGCTGTACTGATAATTCTTGCCACCCAGCGCGATGATGTGCCCACCAGCACCTGCACCACCACCGGCCGGCGCGCCGCGGTTGCTCTGGCCGTACATGTTCTGCAGCACGGAGTTATTTCCGATGCGCGACTTCACCTGGGAATCGACCGAATCCCTGAATCCTTCCAGCGCACCGTCTCTTGCTTCCGGACTCGCCTTCGCCGGCGCGAGCGACATAATAAACTTCTGCATTCCTTCCGTGCCTTGCCCGCCGCCAGTCACCTTCGCGTAGTCGTCGGCCACGCCGATCAAAGTGGCGGCGTAATGCGCCACGGGGCCCGAGCCGGTTTGCGCTTTGTAAATATCGGCGATGCTGTTCCATACGGGCAGTTCGCCTTGCGGCAGCTGCTTGCCGATCGCCTTTAGCTGATCGATCGTGCCGCCCGGGTCGGTCATGGACTTGGCCGAACCGAAGAAGGCCACCTGCGCCGGCGATTTCGCAACGGTGAAGTCCGCATCGGCTTTTGCCGGCGACCATACTTTTCCTTCCGATGCCGCCAGCGCTTTTGCTTCGGTCAGCGCCTTCTCGGCGAATTCCGGTTTGCGCGATGAAATGATCATCGACGGTGGCGTGTCGCCATCCACGAGCAGCCTGGCTGCGGCTTTCGGGTCGCCGTCGGTGATGGCTTGCTCGGCCGCTTTCTTTGCTTTGTCGATGGCCAGTTCATTCGCTTGTGAAGAATTCGCCATTCCCAGCAGCTTCGTTGCGCGCACGGCCGTCTGCGGGTCGTTCGACTTGGCCATGGTCTGCAGAAAAGCTTTCGATGCCGGCAGCTTGTCTCCGGAAAAAGCTTCGCTCGGATTGGTTTCCATCTTCAGCAGCGGGTCCGCGGTGGTTGCGTTGTCGAGCTCCTTCTTCCAAACATCGGCCGACTTCGTGCGGTAGTCCACGGCGGCCTGTTCTGCGCCCACGCGGTTGGTGAAGGCGTCGAAGTTCTGCACGTTCAGCTTCGGAATGATGCCGGCGACGTTGGGGTCGCCTTTGGTGATCTCAGCCAGCTGTGGCTTCAGCGCTTCGATCATGGCCGCTTTTTTCACCGGGTCCTTTTCCGCCATCACCGGCGCGGCGAGGTCCTGCAGCTGCTTGATAGAAGCGAACATTACCTTCTGATGTTCGTCGGTGGCCTGGTCCACGGACTTCCGAAATTCTAGCGTGGCTTTGGCGTCCTGAATTGCCGCCATGCCCGGCACGCCGGCCTTCATCTGGCCGTGAACCATCGCAAGAATCGGGTCGTCTGCAGCGACGCCCAACATCGTCGCGACTTTGTCGTTACCGGGCGCCGTGGCTGGATCCGTCGCGAAAGTTTCCGGAGCGGACCAGTATTTGTTCTGCGCCTGCATCGTCTGCAGCTGAATCTGCTGCATTGTGTTTGCCTGCTGGGACGACTGAACTTTCGCTTGCGCTTCCTGCACGTCGAGTGGCGCGAGCTGCTGGCGTAGTGCCGTGTCGCTTTGCATGTTCTTCAGGCTTGCGAGCTTCGTGGCCTGGTCCACGGGGTTGGCCACGTTCGGTGCCGTGGGGTTCAGATTCGCTAGCGTTGGGAGTTGAAAAGGCATTGTGTCCTCATTGCTGGCCGTAGACCGTCGGCGCCAGCGACGCCATCGGCGAATAACCCGCAGCAGAATCCATGCTGCCCGTGTTCGGCGTTGCGCTGCCGAAGCTCAAGCCGCTGCCGCCCATGTTCGACAGCATCGCCATGTTGCTCATGCCGCCGAGTGCGCCGGTAACTGCGTTGGAAACGCCCATGGTGCCCTGCGCTTTCGCCGCGCCTTCTTGGCCGTAAAGCGAAGCGATGTCGCCGCCCATGCCGGTCGTGATATTGCCGGCAGCGTTCGCCGCGCTGAGCCCTTGCGCCGATTGCCCGGCCAGCATGTTGTACTGGTTCTGCTGGTTGTTCAGGAACTTCTGGTAGGCGTCTTGGTATTGCGTCTGCGCGTTGCTGAACGTGTTTTGATAGTTCGTCGAAGCCACGCCCTGCGCGTAGTTGTTCATGCCCGCGAGCGTGCCGCCGGAAAGAAGTCCGCCCTGCGCGGCCGCGGAATTCTGCATCGCATTTTCGCCTTGCTGCAGCTGGAACTGGTAGCCAGGCGTCGCGGCCGCCTGCGCTGCGGTGGGCGCTTTGAAATTTCCGCTGAAATTGGCCAAGAGTCCTTGGCCCGGCGTTGAGAGCATCTGCGAAAGAGTTCCGGACGCCGCCGTGCCCGCCGCCTGGTAAGGCTGAACGCCCGCCAGCGCCTGGGTTTCCGAAGTTCCCAGCTGCTGCTGGGCCTGCTGCATTCCCTGCTGTTCTTCCTGGGAAGCTTTGGACGAAGAGCTCGCGCCGAAGATGCCGCCGAGAAGGGAAGCGCCTGCTCCGATTGCGCCGGTGATGCTCATAGGAATTTACACAGCGTATTGTCCGTGTGCACCCAGTCCAGCGCTTTCAAGAATGGTGTTTGATCGTGCGCGATTTTGCAGCTGGTAATCATCATCGTCACTCCGCGAGCGCGCATGTCGCGCTCCCAACGTAGAAAAAGCTTGAGCCCCATTCCGTGACGGTCGTCGGGATGCATCCAGTACATGTCGGTGACCGCCTGTTCGCCGGAAGATTTATAGTGGAAGTGGGGCATGACGAAAGACATCAGGTAGCCCACGAGCTTTGCGTCCTGCCGCGCAGTCACCAGGTAAAACATCTTCAGTTTCTCGAGCTGCGCGTAACGCTCTTTGTCGAGATCGATCTTCAGCTTTTCCCGATTGACGCAGAGCTCTAGCCAGTGCTGGTACATCAGCGGTTCAGCGTCGGACCAGAAGTCAGCGAGCGCTTCGCGCTGTAAGGTAATCAGCGCAGTCGCCGATAGTTTCGAGGTCGTCGATCGCAATGTTTGGGATGTCGAGCTCATGCAAAAATTCCAGAAGTTCCAGACTGTCGAGACCCAGGGTTTCGAGACGCGTGGTGCGCGTGGCGCGCACGCCGAGGTCGTTCCACAGCTTTTCGAGAACGGTGTCTACAGTCAGCTGCTCCATCAGAATTCCGACACCATCAGCTGCGACCCGTTGATCAAGTTCAGCGTGTCGCCGTTCGGACCGTTGACAACGAAATAATAAATATAGGGCGTGGTCGAGCTCAGGCCTGAGTCAATCACCGACATCGTGGCGGGCGTGACCACGCCGGCAGCGATCGTCCCGCCACCAAAAGCATCGCTGCCCACGATGACGTCGCCGGCGTTCGGCGCCGCGCCTTTGGCCGGAATAGCGCCCGTCGTGCGATACACGAACACGTAGTAAATGCCCGCCGTGTTCGGCTTGAGCGAAACGCGCGCTTGCACCTGATGCTCGCCGTAGACTGACGGCGTGATCGGTCCGGTGCCAACTCCGGTGGATTGCTGGCCGCCATTGCAAACCACCGCCGTGGCGTTGGTGGAAATAGTGACGCGGTTGTTCACCGGCCTCGCGATGACGTCGGAAAGAGTCTGCAGGAAGCGCTTCCGCGTGAAGCCTGCGCCGGCTGGGTCCTTCAGGTCCCATTCCGTTCCGATGGTTGGAAGCAGCTGCTGCGGCATCAGCTGACCGCCAGGTATTTACGCGCCAAGCGGTCTTGGCCGCTCTCCGTGGGATTGATGTAAGCATCCGCGATGCGCCAGGGAATCGGGTCGGACACCACAACCTTGGGCGTGAAGCTTGCCCAGCTGCCCAACCGCCGATCGATCGCAGCGACCTTAGAGTTTCCCGCCTTGCCGCACGCGATCATGCGGTCCGGCGTCCAAGTCTTCCCGAAGTCCTCGGAATAGGAGAACACCGCGTAAGGGTCGCGCGGGTTTCCGAAGCCGTCGGTCAGCGGCGGCTGCGGTCCCAAACCGGTTTCGAAATCGACCTGAAATTCGTTAATCGGCATGGGATTCTGGCTGCTTTCCGCCGAAACCGTCGGACCGATACGCGTGCGCACAATGGGCGTCGAGATGCCGATGCCGGTCATTTCGCTCAAGTACTGCGTGGACATCGAATACACGTTTCCAGAGTTGCGGTCGCCAACCAAGTGGAGTCCAAAGTTGTAGGTGTGGCAGCGCGCGAGATGCGCGCCTTGGCCCTGCACGCCTTTGATGATCGAACTCATGCGGTGCCACATGTTGAGATCGACGTCCAACCGCCAGGTCGCGTTCGCGGTCGGAAACCACAGCCAATAAAAATTATGGCCGTTTTCCTGCGTGGCGAAGCCCACCGCGTCGGTGATGTTGACCTTCTGCGACTGCATCCAGTATTCGAATCCGTGATCGGAAACGCGCGTCGCGGTTTGTCCAGCGGCGGCGAAGACCATGCCCGCGCCGCGTTCATCGCCACCCAGCCAACAGATGGTGGTGCCGTTGGCGGTCGCCACACGCGCGACGGAGTACTGCGCGAGGATGCCCACTTCCATGAAGCCGCCGTTCAGCACCGCGAACGGAAAGATCGGAAGCCCGGCGTTGTAGTAAGCCACCGCGCGCTTGGCGCCGAAGACCCATAGCAGCCGGTTGGTCGCGATAATCGCAAGCAGCTGGTCGGAGAACACCGACACCTGCGAAACGGAAAGTCCGGTCCAGGTCGTCGCGTCTTCGGGATTCGAGATCTGGAAAATATTGTTTGATTGCAGCGCGACGAAGAAGCCGTCCAGGTAGTCGATCATCAGAATGTTTGCTGGCGCTGCGGTGATGGCGGCGAAAGCGTTGGTGGCCAGCAGGAACACCGTCAGCGTTCCGCCCGAAGCGATCGCGAGCTGGCCGGGATAGATGCCGCCGGCGGTTCCGCCGCCGATCATGGTCACCGGCAAGCCGTCGTTCAGGATGTTGTTATTCGCCGTCGCGGGATTTCCGCCGTAGTCGGTCAGCACGCCGTTGGCGGTGAGTTCGTACAGGTGCGTGCCGCCGACCACGAAGGTGCGGCCGCTAACGGTGCAGAAGCCGCGTGGAATGCCGCCGGCCAGCGTGGCAAAGAGCGACAGTCCAGGCGTCGGCAGCAGAGCCCAGGCGGTGCGCGCGCTGGACGATTCCATCTGCTCGGGATACCAGTTAATGCTAAGTTCAGCATCCGCGAGCGGGGTCTGCGGCTGGTAAGTTCTGCCACAAAATCCGAATCTCATTTTAGAAGTTGTGACTCCGTGTCGGCGTGCCGGTGTAGATGTTGCCGCGTGAACCGTGCGTGTTCACGATGGCTTCGTCGCACCAGGCTTCCTTGATCGGCGAATTGATCGAGGCCACGTCGTCCAGCGCGTTCTTCGCTATTTTCATCACCAGCTGCAGCTTCTGCGGGTCGCCGGGAAACTCGGCAGCCAGGTCCACGGCCAGGTTGTAGCGAATCGCTCGAGCGTAAGCCGGCGGAAAAGAGAACTGCGTCTGCAGGTTCGGAAATTGCGACAGCAGCGCCCAGGGATAGAGCACCACGGGATTCGCCTGTGTCGGCACCGGCCAGAAGTAGAGGTCGAAGTCCACCGCGTTGGCGTTCGCTTCGATGTAAACACCGCGTGGAATCAGCGAAGGCGTGGTCTTGTTCGCGACGCCCTGCCAGGCAACCGAGTCGTACATTTCCATGGGCACTTCAACCGGTGTCTGCTGACTTGCGGAATACATAACCGATACGCGTTCGATGCGCGCCGGCCGATTCATCAGGAAATTCTCGGTCCCGAGCACATTTCCCAGCGTGTAGTGGCCTAGTCCGGCCACCAGTGTGAGCGTGTTTCCGTTCTGGTCCTGCGTGGTGTAGGGAATTGCGAAGACCATCAGGCGCTTGGCCGACCAGGCGTCCAGTAAATCGTTGGCCACCTGTAGCGCGTCATTCTGTTCGTCCGCGGTAAGGTTTTGTCCGGCACGCAGGGAACCGACCAGACGCAGCGCGCTCTTGATGAAGGAAAGCGCGCTGCGCTGGACGCCTGGTGCGGGTGCTAGGTTCGGCATTTAAGACGCCTTCTTCGACTTCCTCTTTGCCGTTTGCGGCTGGTTCTCGCGCAGCCAGAGTTCTTCTTCGTCCCGGTCGTGGACGATGGAAGCCTGAATGCGCTTTTTGTGCTCTTCCCGTGCGGCGCGGAAGTCATCGAGCGAATCGAAGGCGGCCGGTAGCGGTGCGGGCGTTTTGTCCATCGTCTTCGGATACATCCGATCGGTGATGGACACTACGCGATCGTTGGCGTGCTCTTCCAGCCAGCGTTCCTCTTCTGCCGCGTTGTTCACGATGCTGGCTTTTTGGAGCTCGTCCCATTCGCGGGTAGCGTTCTCCAAAAGCAAGTCGATTTGTTCCTTGCCTTTGAAGTCCACCCGCTTCGGCGCTGGCGTCTTGTCCATCACCTTCGGATATTCCTGATGGATGTAGGGTTTTTCTTTGTACACGCCGTGCCGGCCGCCGCCTTCCACGTACTCATGCGATTTGCGGCGAATCGCTTCCTGCTTCGCGGGGTCTTCTTGGTTGAAGTTCGCCAAGTTACACCGCCTTCCCGGTTTGATCGATCCGGAATGGCGCATCGGCCGGCCGTGCGGTTGACCGCGGCCGTGCAGATTCGCGGCTGGACGCGAGAACGCGCCTATCCGCTACGCCTTTGCGCTTGTCGTTCTTCACGGCCACAACCTTCGCGCGACGCGAACCGACGAAGACCCGCCTTTCCTTGCCGTCGCCCGCCTTACGGTCAGCAACACGCGATGGATTGCGGTCCGCTGGCCGTCCCGCTTGCCCCGCTCCCTTGCTGCTGGTGAGCTGGGCTTCGTGGTCTGCGTCGTTGGCGATGGCCGTCACGTCGTTGCCGTCGTCATCCTGGCCCACAACCACGTGCTTGGGATATTCCTGCGGCACGTAGTCTTCTGAACCAGCGCCCGGCACGTCGAGCGGACGATAACCTTCGGCCAGCGAATGCGAGTGCGACCGGCGGACGATTTGCTCGTGCGCGTCGAAAGGCACGGGCCTGAGCGTGTGTTTTCCGTCGAGCGGGACGGCTGGACTCATGCCGCTGTCCTTCCTTCCCAGCTTGACTTCGAACATCGCGTCGCTGAGGTCCGCATCGTCGAGCTGCTGAATCTGGTCCTTGACGGAGATGACGGATTCGAAAGCATCCACCGCATCGTTTCCCTTTTCTCCGGTCCTTCGCGACCATGCAATGCTCAGCACGCTATCGCCGACCATGACGCCTGAAAGCGGCACTGGTCCTCGTCCCGCACGCCCACGAACGGAACCGCTGTGGACGTGGTAGTTCGCGAGCGCAGCCACCGGCCGCTGCACAGGCTGAACGAAGTCCCTGTCATCGTCGAAGTTATCGGCGTCAACGAAATTGCCATAACCATCGACGCGGCGGTTGTCTACTGCGGTCGAAACCGGGTAGCCGTCCCGCTGGCTGTCGAAGTCGTCGGGATTCTGCGCTTCCGGCCGCGCCATCGGCTGCGCGGGTTTCACGTACGGTTTGTCTTGTGTCTTCATTGCTGTTTCTCCTTTTAAGGAAAACCGAAAAGTTTGGGACGCTGGTTACGCCCAGTGCCCCGCGAAGCGTCCCCCCAGCCGAAGCAGGGAAGGAGTCGTTACGACACCGACGACGGTACGAACTTCTGAAGGCTCGCTGACCAAATGAACGTAAACGATTTGAGCGGCGTGCCCGTACCAATCACTGAGATATTCCCCGTAGCGGTCCACGTCCAGGTCGAACCAGCTGCAGCAATGATTGTGAACGAGCACGCACCCACTGCCGTGGCGTTACAGCCCACCGGAATGGTGAATCCGGTAATGGCTCCTGCACCGCTCACGATAAAGAGCGGTCCGCTGGGAAGAATTACTCCAGCCGCCGCGGCTACCGTTGCGGTTTGACCACTCCAATCGCTTGCGTATGGGTTATTAAATCCGGCAACCCATCCGCCGGTGACCGAAGAACAGAGCCACTGCGCGCCGGTCAGTACGTTGACCCATGGAGAAGTCGTGGTGTTGGCGGCCGTGCAGGTGGAGCCCATCGGCGGGTCTTGCGAAAACAGACCGTTCGGAACGGGGTTTCCGCCCTGCGCGATGGTCACGTTGTAATTCGGAGCCACCAGCACCATCGCACCGGAAAGATGCGGTGCCGCCTGCGTTCCGAGATACCCGCGGTTGACCGAGATCAGTCCGGTGGTGGCGTTGACGTTGAAGACGCCCATCGCTTCGCGGTCGATGTAGATGATCGTCGAAGGCGTACCCGGGAGAATCGGCGCGACGATACCCGTGCTGGAAGCCAGCGTGATTTGGGTTTGAAGCGTCGGCGTGGTTCCCGAATAAAACGATGGCCCGGTGACCGCCGCCGTGAGCGTGGTTTGGGTCATCGTCTGCTGTTGCGCCGAAACGCCGAAGGCGCAGCTCAGCACGAGCGCGGAAAGCAAAAGCAGTTTGGTAAATCGGTTGGTTTTCATGTTCGTTTTTTCCTTTAGGCCGTAATCCGGCAAGCGCCCTGCGGATACATCGTCAGCCATCCGCCGAGAACGTCCAGCCGCATCAGCAAGCGGTCGGTGTTGATGTCGGGCTGCGCCCACATACGAATCGCGAGACCCAGTTCCTTGTCGGCGGCCATTTCCATGATGTGCTGGTTCTCGTACATCTCGAGATCAGCGCATCCGAAAGTGAACGCTTCGGGATGGAAGGCCAAGCCGCGCGTGGACTGCACGCCGGTAGCGCCCTGCACCGTGATGGCTGCGAGGTTGCCGGGCGAAGCGTCCACGGTCTGATACGGTCCGGCGAGAGTGATGCCGTCGCCGTCCACGCATCCGACGGGAATCGAGGCCAAGCCACCGCCGCCTGACACCACGTTCGCGAGTACGTTGAACGGTCGCAGATCGCCGGTTGACTGGCGAGTCAGCGGATTGATGCGGTGAACGCCGGCGAAGAAAATGATGTCGCCTTGGTTCAGCACCTGGGTTGAAGCGGTCCAGCCGCTGGTTGCGATCAAGCTGCCGGTTTGCCCGGCGCCAGCCACGACGGGAGTGCCGCCCTGGAGTCCGACGGTAAAGACCGGCGCGTTTTGGGTCATGAACCAATCGAAGCCCAGCCCGCGAGCTACGAGGCCCTTGAAATAATCTTCTTCGCCGCCTTCACCCTTGGCCAGATTGCGCAGGAAACCGAGTGATGCGGTGCCGCCGGCATTGGTGATCAAGCCCTGCAACGCGGGGAAGATGGCGCGCTGCATGCGCGGCGAAATGTGCACCGACAGCCCTTCTTCATCGTCGATAGGGAAGCCTTCGTCGGCGAGAATTTGAAGAGCGTTCAGATACACGTCGGCCGTGTTGGGCACCGTGCCAGGCGTTCCGACTTCGGCGGGCACGTTCAAAAACTGCTGCATGCCGGCGTAGTCGATGTCGTTCGCGAGTTGCACGATCTTGGGCTTAGTGACGCGGTTGGTGAAGTCGTCGAGTGAAAGCGCCATATCCGAAGAGGTGAACGCGCAGGCTTGTTGCCACTGCGTGTTGAGAGTCAACGGGACGGAACGCTCGATGTAGTCCTGCAGTTGGATGCCCTGCCCGACGGTGGACACGCTGCGCGCCGGCTTCCGGATGTTCAGAATGTATCCGATTTTTGCGCCCGCGCGTCCGAACTTGTCGTCGTAACGACGGATGACTTTTTTCGTGAAGGAGATCGAATTTTCAAGGACCAGCAGGTTCTTGAAGCTGATCTCCTGGTTGGTCAGAATCATATTTGACATCAGGAGCTCCTGTTACCGGCCCTCACGGAGCGCGCGCTTGAAGTCCCGCATCTTGCCCGGGTAGTTTGGCTTCGCTGCAATCTCTTTGGAAGTGAGGCCAGTCGATGAAGTAGCTGCGGTGGAGACCGGTTCGGGTGGTTCCGGTGACCGCTGCCTTGTTTTTTGTTTCGTCCCGCCATCAGCAGCGCCCTTTTCCCGGGACGCGCCAGTCTTCAGCCTCTCGGAGAGGCGACCGACTTCCATGATGGCGGACAGTTCGGACTTCTCAGCCAGCTTCTTCGCGTATTCAGGATGCTTGCCGAGGTAGTACACCACTTCGGCGCCGTTATCCTGTTCCATGATTGCTAGCTGTACTCCCGTGTGCATTGGAAGATCTTGATCGACGACTTCGTCCCAGTCGTCATGTGTTTCGCTGAACTCTTCGACTTGGGTGCGATAGTTCGATAGATTGTTTTCGAGCGTTTGCCGCCGGGTTTTCTCGGCATCTTTGGCGGCTTTATCCGCCAGCGCTTTATCGACGCCCCAGGCCAGCAGCGCGTCTTCGTATTCCTGGTCGTCCTTGAATTTCGAGCGTTCCGGTCGTGAATTCTTGGTTTCCTCCTTCTTGGCCGGCGCCTTCTCGCCTTTTTCGAGCGCTTCCAAGCGTTTCTGGAGATCTTCATTCTGCTGTTTCAGTTCGCGGGTGGCGCGTTCGATCTTGCGCTGCACGCGGCTTGGCCGCTTCGCCGCTGGCCGTTCCTCTTCCTCGCCTTCTTCGTCCTCGTCGGCGGCTTTGGTTTTTGCTTTCCCTTTTTCTACCGGTTCGTCCTTGGCATCCTGCCAATCGACGTGTGCGGCTTCGAATTCCTCTTCGGTGTCGAAGTCATCGCGCTTGGGCTCTTCGGTGACTTCAGTTTTCGCCGCGGCGCTTTCTTCCTTCTCTACTTCCAAGCCGTTCTTAGCCAAAGTGTCTTCGATCAGCTCTTGCGTTGCGCCGTGACTGGAAGAGCTGAGAATGATTCCCTTTGCCATTTTCTAATTCTCCTTTTTACGGTCCGTAGCAGACGACTTGCACGAATTCGGTGTCGTTCACCGTCGGCGTCAAGCTGTAGGTGAACACCACCGACGTGGTTGTCGGCGTTCCTGCCGTGAATGTGCCCGCTGGGTTGGTTCCGCCGGCCTGCGTGGCGGTGCACCAGAAAGGTGCGGCGAAGTAAGGCGTCGGAAAGGTGTAAGTGATGGTCGGCGCAGCGCCGACAGCCGCCGAACCGTTGGTGATGGTGAAACTGATTGGCGAATTCTCACCGAGCGGCACCGATACTGCCGCGCTCGTGCCCCAATTCGCGCTGAGCACCAGTTTCGCGGCCGTCAGCGGCGTGCCGGTAATGGAGGCGTTGCCCACCAGCGTGCAGCTGGAAGCTGGACAGATGCTTCCGTTGATGATGGTGTTGGCGCCGCCGTCGATGTGTATGCCGGTAAGTCCCGCGCCGCCGAGCGCAATGCCCGCGCCAGCCGGCTGCTGAATGGTTGTGCCTTGGAAGTAGTTGTGCGAGCCAGCGCGTGCGTACAGCAGACCGGCGCTGGTCGCCACCACCACCGCGTTATAAATCTGCGAGCCGTAAAAGTTAGCGGTGCCGGAATTGTCCACGCCGACCAAGTATTCGGGATTGATGATGTCGGCGTAGGAATTGAACGTCGAACCGGCGCCGACCACCACGGCGGCGTTAGTGGTGCTCGCGCCACTCCAGAAGCTTCCGTAAGAATCCACGGTCGAACTTCCCGCGATGATCAAGCCGCCCGCTGCGCTCGCGCAATATCCCACTCCGGTGAAGACGACGGTGGTGTTCAAGCTGCTGCCGCTAACCTGACAAGCCAGGCCACCGAAGGAAAAGATCATGTTCGCCACCACGGTCGAGGGTCCTTGCAGACTCATGCCGATGACCGAAGCGCCGTCGTTATTTCCGCAGCCCCAGCCGGTGACGTTGTAAAGCATGATTCGCTGGAAGGGCAGAAGGTTGAAGGTGTTTCCGTTGCCCCAAGTGTTGTAGCCCAGGCAGGTGAAAGTGATGTCGCGCATCACGTCCACGTTGGGCAGCTGGTAGGGAACTACCGACACGCTGTGCTTCCAGAACGCTCCGACGGTCGCCGAAAGGCCGGTGAAGGTGAAGTTCGGAACGGCGATGATGTACGTGTTGTTTGTGCCCAGCAGCGTATCGCCGTAAGAGTTCGTGGTGTCGGGGTCCTGAAACACTTTCGAACTGACCAGCATGGAACCGCTGGGAAGCTGCAGTGGCGCACGGTAGCCGACCGCTAAAGCCCATGCGGCCGTCAGGTTCGCGGTATCGTCGTCGCCCCAAGCTAAAACTTCGGTGCCGCTGCGGCTAGCATTCGCAGCGTTTGAACAGGTGATCGACGTGGCGCTATTGATTGCGGTGATGGTGCCCTGTGCCACGTCCAGCGTTCCGTTCTGGTTGTTGGGCCCGATGCCAAAACAGATTTGCCCTACCTTGGCGATCGCGCGCCCGTAGTTATCCGTTCCGGTGAAGTTTCCGTCCGGCGCGGTGATGGTGTTCTGCGTGTTGATGGTGGTGGCGTCGTTGACGAAGTGCGCATCGGCGAAGACCGTGCTGCAGCTGGCCGAGCCGCCGCAGTTGGGACTCGCGAATATCTTGTAAGTGTTTCCAGCCGTGGCCGTGGACGAACCAGCCGTCACGCCAAACCAGGTGCTTGTGGCGGTGTCGAATTCGAACTGGCAGATGGTGACGGCAAGCGCTGTAGCCGTCGGCACGCAACCGTTGATAACGTTGATGGTCTGACCGTTCGCGGAGTACGGCGCATAGGTGACCGTGAAGCCGCCGGTCCCGTTCTGCGCGAAGATTACGCTGACGCTGGCTTGCGCCGGTGTGGGCACGCCAGTGAACTGGAAGGCGGTCACGTTCTGCGACAGCGTGACTTTGAAGTTCTTCCAGCCGTTGGAATCGATCGGCGCCTGCACCACGCCAGCCGGACTCGTCGGAAGAACCAGCTGCGCGCGCGCCGTGCTTGAGCGTCCAAGGAAAACAATTAGCAACAGAAGCGCAATCAAATATTGCTTTCGCATTATTGCGGCCCTCCGGATGTTCCTTGCACCGGCGTGGCTGGTGCGGCTGGGGTGATCGGCATGGTTTTAGGCTCGACTTCTCCGGGCATTTCGGGCGTAGCTGGCGCGGCGCCGGCGTCCTGTTCGATTCCTATATTTGCGTGCAGCTGCAGCATGCGGTCCTTGATGATGTCGAGCTCGGCCTGCATGGCTTGCACACCGGCTGCGGCGTTGGACTTGAGCAGCGCTTCGATCATTCCGGCCTGCGCGTTGAAGTTCGCGATGCGTTCGCGACTTTCCAGCTCGAGGCGTTTTGTGCGGATGGTGTCGGTGGCGCGCGCGAGTTCGGCCACCATCTGCTGCTTTTCTTGGGTGAACTGCGCAATCTGCGCCTGCAGCGCCTGCAGCTGGGTGGCTGGGTCGGTGGGGTCGTTGTCCTGCAGATTCGGCGGCAGCATCTTCTTCGCGCGGTCGCTCAGCACATTGCCGCCAGGGAAGTCGCCGTACTTTAGCCACACATCGCCGAAGACAGGGAAGAGCGAGGGCTCGGATTCAATCAGCGCGCCGATGGCTTTGAAGGCTTCCTTGCGTGCGGTGCGGTACTGCGGTCCGGCGGATAGCGTGACGTCGTAGTCACCCTTTCCGACGTCGTAAACCTTCTTCAGAATCTTGGGGTTGATCATGGTCATCGCTTGCTCTTTCTGCGAGCCAGGGTCGTCGCCATCGTTCTGCGAGTTGTAGAGGATTGCGGTCTTAACAGAGTCGTCCGGATTGATGATTCGATTGATGCGCGGCGCGTCGATGTACCGCGGATAAAGATCGAGAATTATTTTCCCGCCCCAGCGAACTGCGCGGTTCAGGTTGTCCGACCAGTTGATAGTGCCGGTGCCTTGCGCTTGTTCGCGCGAGAGAATTCCGAAAGCGGATTCGTTGGGGTTGGGCTGCTCGCCCGGACCGCTGCCGTAAATTCCGATGACCGACTTCATGTCGTAGTCGGCCTGCTGAATCAGCATGTGCATCGCCTGGATGGGCGGTTCGCGGTTTGCGCGCGTCGGTGGCGGCAGCTGCTTGCCGTCCTGGTCGTAGGCTTTGAAATACATGTACGGGTAGTTCTTGCGGTTCATCTGCCGGTACTCTTCTTCGTGTCCAGCGATGGAACCTTCCGCGACGAACAACGGGTCTTTGCCAGTGAGATCCACTTGCTCGACCGCGCGCGTCACCATGAAGTCGTAAATGCGCTGCGCGTCGCGGTAGTCCCGCACGATGCCGGCGCGATAGACGCCGCCGTTGACGTTCAGGCGCACGCCGGAAAGCTCCACAATCGGGATGTACATGCCTTTATAGGTTTTGCGCTTCAGCACTTCGAGGCCGTTGTGCTTGACCCAGCAGACTTCGCGCGCCACACAGTCGCGGCGGCCGGCGATCATTCCTTTGTCGCCTTTGAATTTGTCGCTGTAGGTGGTTCTGCCGTCGTCTAACAGCAGCAGTTCTTTGCGCGTGAGTTCGAGCCACCAATATTCCGCAACGCGCACGCCGTCCTTCACCACCCAAGTCGGTTCCGCGTTGCCCATGTCGGTGGGAAGTCCCAGCTTGATGATTTCGGTCTTGCCGAATTCTTCCTCGTATGCTTCTTTGCTGAAGTTTTCGACGACGTGGCACCACAGCGGATCCGAACCGTCCGGCTTCCTGATCGGCGACATATAGACGGCGAAAGCGTTTTCGATTCCCACGATGCGCGGCTCTTGCTGGAAGGCGCTGTCGTCATCGCCGGGCACGTCGGTGATGTACTGGTTCTGAATGCGCCAGTAGTCCCAGCCGATACGCAGCATCATGTCGTAGGACTGGTCGTACACCGTGTCGGCAAAGCTCGCGACTTCGATATGCCGCAGCACGCCCTGATTGATAGCGGCGATTTCTTCGTCCGCACCTGAGCCCACCGGGTCCACAATCAGCGCTGGCCGGTGCTGGCGTTCTTCGCCGGTAAACTGGCGCAGGAAAGAAGGCGCGCGATTGACCACTAGACACGGCTTTCCTTCCAGCTCGCGGTTGGCGGCGACGGACTCATCCCACTGTCCCGTACCGATGGAGAACTTCAGGTCTTCGAGGCCCTGCTTGCGGGATTTCGATTCAGATTCTGCGGTGAGCTTGTAACGCTTAAGCGACTTCTCTATGAGCGCAGCATCCTTTTCCAGCTTTTTGCTGCGGTTCCTGCTCTTGGACGTCACTACAACGGGCATTTAGCCGAATAGTTTCTTGAACCAGCCAGCCACCGGCGGCGGCGTGTACGGTTGCGGCGCTTCTTCATCGTGGATGACGACTGGTTCTTCGAAAGGGAAGTCTGCGGGCGGCGGTTCCACCGGCGCTTCGACTTCAACGTGCGCGACGTACTTGTCCTGGTCCACCGGAATGATCTTCAGCAGCTTGATTCGCCGCGCTCTTTTTACCGCCTTGCTGGTTGGTTTCGCCATCGTTTTCTCCTTAGCTTTTGAGCCATCTATTTTCTGGCGTTGCCGAAACTCCGCGCGCCATGTCCGACAACTTGCCCATCCCGGGATATTTCGCAGCCACCTTCGCGCGTACCGTGGCTTTCTCTTTCGACGTGCCGTTGCCGCTGACCCGGGCGAGCGCATTGCGCGCGTGCGATCTGTCGTGAATCGGGTATCGTCGGCCGGGAAGAGCAAACCCCTTGGTGGGTATTTTCCTACGAGCTGCTGCCGTCAGTTGCGCCATTCGGTCCTCCGACAATCACGCGAATATCTGCTTCCTGACAAAGGCAAATGTACGTGCCGTCCTTCGCTACCCAGCCAGCATCCACGCTTTGATAATCGTGGTGCGGTCCGATGATCACTTCCATGCCCGGCGCGACTTCCGTTTCGAGGAAGTCGCCATCGAACCAGCGGCCCGGTCCCACCTTCAAGATCACGCCGCGGCGCGAATGAATCTGTTCAACGGCTGCGGTTTCCGGCCGGATGATGCGCTCGTACTTCAGCTTCTCGGTAAAGATGCGTACGAGTATGCGGTCGCGCAGCGGAATGAGATCAAGCGGGTCGAAGCCTGGCCGGCCTGGCGTTTCGTGCCAGCCGCCGTCGCCGTAGTGCGGACTTACCCAGGTGTCGGACGCTTGATGACGGCGCTTGATGTCTTGGACTGTGAGCGTAGACGTACTATCGCCGGTTTGCAGCGGAACCATCGGTTTTCGCGACGAACTAGTTGACAATATCGTCGGGAGGTTTCTTTGCTTGTGGTCCAGGTAATTCGGATGCGGGCACATCTTTCCAAGCGCCGTCTTCGATCACTACGTCGCCGGAACTCATGCCGATTACTGCGATGATGACGTTGTTCTTGACGAACACGACAGCGATGCCGGACCAGAAGATTAGGTCGGCTTCGATGTTGGTGACTACGTTTTCGCCGGCTTTGCGCAGCCAGTACTTTTTCATCGCAAGGTGTACCTGTATGACGCGATGGTCTTCAGTGTGAGCGGGACCGTTTTGTACTTCGCGCCATCGCTGCCCTGCGTGATGCACACCCAACTCTGCGAACCGACGCTGCCGAACTTCAGCTGCAGGTTACGCTCGGCGCTCTGCTGCTTGGGATTGTTGCTCAAAACTTATTTCTTGCCTTTCTCGGTGCTTCCGCAAGCCCGGGAATTGCCGAAGTAGCTGCTGGGAAGTCCGCCGCTGCCCGCTTTTACCTTGGGCGTCTTCTCCGTCGAGCTGATCGACTTGGCGTTCGCGGTGCGCCCGCCGGTGGCTTGCTCTGCTTTGCTTCCTTTGCTTTTGCTCACGATGGCACTCCTTCGGTGCGAGCCGCTCGAGCGTTCTTGTGCATGGAGCCGACGCCGCGAACAGCTGGAAGTTCCTTGGCCGTTTGCTTCTCTGCGTTGCCAGTGGCTTCATCGTCGGGCTCATCTTCGGCCCGTCCGTTCAGTGGAAGATTGGTGTGCCGCGCGATGTGCGCCGCAGCGCGGTCGCCTTCATCCGCACCGAACTGGAACTCGCGCGGGTCGTGCTGATAGCCCGAGAACACGTGCTTCACGATATGCCCGCCACCCAGCTTCGGGTGAATCTCGATGTGCGAAAGAACTTTCGGTCCAACCTTGGGTGGTTTTGCTGATGCTGCGACTATGCCGGCCATGTTGTCTCCTTTTCTTTTATTCTCCCGCCTTCGTATGTTTGAATTTGCCCGCAATGTGCTTGCCAAAGTGCCCGCCAATCGATTCTTGGCGCTGGAACTCAGCGATGTGATCGGCGGTGAAGCCGTGGTACTGATAGACCTGGCCGCTGTGGAATTCCACTTCGAGGATGTTCTTCTCTGCGTCGTGACCGATGGACTTGATGGCCGACGATTTGACTGGTTTTCGCTCCATTACGCCATCCATCCGCCATCGCCTGTCGCTACTCGCGGTGTTGATTCGTCCTCAGACTTTCTAGGCTGCGGCCGCTGCAGTTCTTTGATCGACAGCGCGAAAGTCTGGAACGCGTCGGCGCCGTGTGAAGCCCAGTCGTGCAGCGGTTCGCGCCGGAAGGTCTTATGCTCTTCGTCCATTTCGTAACGGTAGTGGCGCAGCGCCTGAATTCCGTCCGCGCATTTCTCTTTGTCGAACCAGCAGCGGCCGAAGATAGCGCGAACTGCTTCGATTCCATCTTTTTTTAGACCCACGCGCTTGCAGACTTTCACGCGGTCGCGGCCCATGTGTTCCTTCAACTGTTCCTCGATCGTGCGGCCGCTGCCGAGCTCGTGTGCCTTGGCGTCATGCGGCAGGTAGTGCAAACCGTAAGCGTATGGCCGCTCTTTCAACTCTTTCACGTAGTGGCCAAGCGCCTGCAGCGACCCGCTCAGGTAGTCAATCAGCCGGAATTCGAAAGGCAGCGACTGCGCAAACCAGATGCTGGTGTTATCGCCGTATCCCAGGTCCCAAAAGGTGTGCACGGGATGCTGCGAATCGTACGGCACGCGCGTGATGCGGTACTCGGTGTCGGTGACTGCGAGTTCCTGGCGGTAGATAGCGCCATCGACGGACTGCTTGCACAAGCCGCCGTAAACGTGGTTGTACTCCGCTTCGTCTTTGGCTTTCAGGTCTCGCATTTCTTTGACGATTACGTTCGACAGCCAGGGATTGTCCTTCCAAGTGGTGTGCACGACTTTTGCATCCGACGGTGGATTCACCACGAAGCGCTGGTAGGTGTCGTCGGTTTCCAGCTCCGGATTGAAGTCCACCCAGATTTCCGAATCGTTCTTGCGGATGGTGGGAATCAGCACGCGCCAGCTGTTCTTCGACACCATGGCCGCTTCCGATACCCAGCAGATGTCGAAGTCCTCGTACGACTTTAGGTTCGACACGTTCTGCCGGATGCCGACGAAGGCGAACTCAGTGCCGTTGGCCGCGGTGATGGAATGCTGCTTCACGTCGTACTTGTCCTGCAGGTCGAGGCGCGCAATCTGACTTTCCAGCAGGTAGTGCACGGACTCTTCAATCGACTTCTGCGTCTCACGCGCGCAGAGAATGCGGACGCCGGACTTACGGCCAGGCCAGAGAAGTGAGGGGTCGAGGCCGATCATCAGCAGAGCGCGTGCAAAGCTCCAGCTCTTGACGCCGTAGCGACCCCCGTAGGCAACTTTGTAGCGCGCCGGTTCCAACAGGAAGGTGAACTTGGGCGGAATCTCAACCGCGATTTTTGTGACCGTGGCGCTCATAGGCCTTCGTTCACTCGGTCCTGAACTTCTTCCGGTCCGGTAACGATGATGGTGCCCTGAATGGTCATCTTGGCACCCGAATCTGCGTCGGTGAAGAACATCCATGGACCGGCTTCCGAAACATCTTTCCCGTTCCAGTTGCCTATCTGGCTGCCGCCATCGTACAGCGCAATTTTATAAACGGGCGCTGGCTTAGGCTCTTGCTCTTGAACAAGTGGAACCAGCAACACGGCGAATAGCTGCTTCAGGAAATTGCGTCTCACTTCAAATCCTTGAGCGTGGGCTTCACCACTTTCACCTGCAGCTCGATCGCGCGTCCTTCCGGTCCAGAGATCTCCGTCGTGTTCTTGATCTTTCCGAAAGCTCGATCAGCCAGCACCGAATACGCATACGCGTTCCCGCTTCGAAGTTGTTTAGCCATTCCTGCAGCGATTGCCGGGCCTTCGATGTCGAAGACAAGCCGGGCGATTCTGGCTGCCACGTCATAGCCAGGTTTGCCGCTGGGGTTTCCCGACATACCCTTTTTGTAGGGCTTGAGGTTTCGCAGCGAATTGGGATGTACCCCTTTCCGTTTGCGCTTGCCTGGTCCCGCCTTATCACTGCGTGCAGTGATTCGTTTCCGTTGCTTGTCTTCCTCGATTTGTTGCGCTGTGCGTTTGCCCATTTCACTCGCTGATGGCTTTCAGCGCGGCGATGGCCTGGTCCAGCCTGTCGCGCTTCTTCTGGAGTTCGGCAATCATGC